CACTATTCTATCAAAGGAGATCTCTAAACTCAATAATGATATTTCTCAAAACAATGCTAGGATTTCTGGATGTCAAAGACAAATCAGAGATCTGGAATCGGAAGTTCAAAACCTTGCCGATCAACTTGCAAACAGAAATACTGAACATGAAAAGTTAGAGACCTTCAAGGATAATCTAAAAACTACATACGACGAGTTATCTTCAAAGAAGGATACGATTAGCTATTACGATTTTTCGTATAGTCTACTCAAAGACGGTGGAGTAAAATCCAAAATCATTAAGAAGTATCTTCCTCTAATTAATCAACAGGTGAACCGTTATCTACAGATGATGGACTTCTATATTAACTTCACACTTGATGAGGAGTTTAACGAAACCGTTCAGTCTCCAATACATGAAGATTTTTCTTATGCTTCTTTCAGCGAGGGAGAGAAGATGAGAATCGATCTATCACTCTTGTTTACCTGGAGAGAGGTAGCAAGGATGAAAAACTCTGTCAATACTAATCTATTGATTATGGATGAAGTGTTTGATAGTTCTCTTGATGGGTTTGGAACAGAAGAGTTCCTTAAGATTATTAAATATGTTGTGAAAGATGCAAACATCTTTATTATCTCTCACAAGACTGGTCTGGAAGATCGATTTGATAATGTGATGAGATTTGAAAAAGTTAAAGGATTTAGTAGGATGGTATCATGAAAGTCTTAGTTACAGGTCATAATGGTTTTATTGGTCGTAATGTTTTTCAAGATTGGCAACAGACTTTAGGTTTTGTAAATGTTGATGGTATTGACTACCCTGATGATATTGGAGACTTCTCTGGTGGTAATTATGATCTCGTCATTCATCTTGCAGCATATGCTGATATTAGAGAAAGTTTAAAAGAACCAAAACTTTATTATGAGAACAACGTAATCAAGGCAAAGAAGTTGTTTGAGTGGTGTAGAAAGACAAACACAAGACTTCTGTATGCCTCTTCAAGCGCAGTAGAAGAAGATTACTGGGAGAATCCATATGCTATGACTAAATGGATTAATGAAGTCATGGCTCCCCCAAATTCAGTTGGTATGAGGTTTACAACAGTATATGGTCCTAACAGTCGTTCTAACATGATGTATAGGATGCTTGAAGATAAGACTGCAAAGTATGTCACGAACCACAAGCGTGATTGGATTCATGTCAACGATGTATGCCGTGCTATTCACTACTTGGCATCATCTAGTATTACTGGTCCTGTGACGATTGGAACAGGTAAGTCAGTGTCTGTTAAGAAACTTGCTGAGGTAATGAACATGGGTCACTTGCCTCTTGTAGAGGATACTCCTGGTGAAAGAATGGACAATCAAGCAGATATTTCAAGACTTAAGAGTATAGGATGGTTTCCCACTGTAGATATTTTTGATACTGTCTAATGCCAGTCTATCGTCATACTATTAGAAATTTTCCTGATCCTGAAAAAAAGTTTCTGTTTATTCATATACCAAGAACTGCAGGAAGATTTTTTACTGAAAATATCAAACTTAATAATTTCGAGTTGGAGAGTCAGTTTATTTGGAAAAGTATTGATGGTATTGAACCTGCACACTTTCATAAAGAGTTGTATGAAAAACACTTTGATGTCTCTGATATTCCTCACATTACAGTTGTAAGAAATCCCATCGATAGATTTATATCAACCTCTATTTTTCTTACAAGAATGTATGGTGATGATATCCAAGAAGTTATGGAAGACCCTATGATGTTTGGTATGATGCTTGAGAACTTTCCACTTACTGAAGGTGCGAATTGGTTTAGACCACAAATGGATTTTATTTCATCTCAAACAAACATCTGGAAACTAGAGTGGGGATTTAATGATGACTTTGAAAAATGGATGCGTGATACACTTGATGTGGAATTTGTGATGAAAGATGTGCCGTATAAAAAACTGTCTACTAATGAAACCAAAAAATTAGTAAAGACTGATAGACTGATCGACAATATTAAACAACTTTATGTAAAAGACTTTGAAGTTTTATATCCAGATGATTAATTTAACAAAAACTTCATTAAGTTAGCATACGAACACTAAATAATAACAGAATTGGAGAAATGGATGAATTAAACTCCCTATATTATTTTATTCATGAGGAGGAGATCATGCACAATCTAGTATCATTTAATCAATTAGCAGACTGGACTAGAAGTCTTAAAAAACTTAGTCATACTCTAGAAACTACAATAGAGGAGAGCGATCAAATCAACGATTACTACGAATGTTTAATCGATTGTAGCGACAATCAGGCAACATGTAAACGAATTTGCAGAACAATTCTAACCTGACCGAGACCAACCAATTGGAGAACTGTCACCTAATACCCCCGCCATAAGGTGGGGGTTTGGTATTATAGGGATATCGACAGAAAACGCATGACTGTTAAGCACGAAATCAAATCTCAACTCGCTAAACTTCTTGCCACTGAAGATTTGATTGTGGAGCACAAGCAATGTGAAACTGCCTGCTTTAACGTTCACACCCGTGTCTTGACTCTTCCTATGTGGGAAAAGGCAAGCAACACTGTATACGATCTTCTGGTGGGACATGAAGTTGGTCATGCACTCTTCACCCCTGATGAGAACTGGTTGGAGAAGGTAGCAGTTCCTCCTCAGTTTGTGAATGTGGTGGAGGATGTTAGAATTGAAAAGATGATGAAGCGCAAATATGCTGGACTAGCAAAAACTTTCTACCATGGTTACAAGGAATTACAAGAAGAGGACTTTTTCTCTATATCTGACAGCGATGTTGCTGATCTTAATCTTGCTGATCGTGCAAATCTATACTTTAAGATTGGTAATTTTGTAGAGTGTTGCTTCAAAACACCTGAAGAAAAAACAATCATTCAAAAAATTTCTGAGACAGAAACGTTTGATGATGTATTGAGAGTTGCTGAAGAATTGTATCTGTACTGTAAGAAGATACAAGATGAAGACGTAAAGAAACCCGATAATCAAACAGAGAATCAGCAACCTACATCAGAGATGATTGATGAAGATGCAAAAGATAAACTTAAGGATGAATCTGACGATAAAGTAGAGGAGTCTCAAGAACCTATTTCTTCTAATCAAGATTTTCAGTCGGATGTAAAAGATGATCTAAAAATAGAAACTGCTGATTCTCTCAGCGACAATATTAAAGATCTTATTAATCAGCACTCAAGTGAAACTGTTTATCTTGAAGTTCCAAAGGTCAATCTTGACACGGTGATTGCTAGTAACACTGATGTTCATGATTACATCAATTGGTGGTGGTCTCGTTATGATCAGTTTGAAACTCCTGTCTTTGAAAATCCAGATCAGGAGTTTGTTAAATTTAAACGTAATGCACAGAAAGAAGTTAATTATCTAGTGAAAGAGTTTGAGTGCCGCAAGGCAGCAGACTCATATGCCCGTGCATCAACTGCTCGCACTGGCGTCCTTGATACCTCTAATCTTCATACTTACAAATACAATGAAGACCTGTTCAAGAAAGTTACTGTTCTTCCTGATGGTAAGAACCATGGTCTAGTATTTGTTCTTGACTGGTCTGGATCAATGTCTAATGTGATGACTGATACTTGCAAGCAATTGTTTAATCTTGTTTGGTTCTGTAAAAAGGTTAACATTCCTTTTGAAGTCTATGCATTTACTAATGAGTGGAACCGTAATTATGTTGGTAAAAATGGAGAGGATGTTGCTGCAAATCTTACTCCTCATTTTGAAAAGAGAGAAGGTTTATTTGTTGTTGAACATGACTTCTCTCTTATGAATATTCTTTCCAGTAAAGTATCTGGTAAAGAAATGGAAAGGCAGATGCTTAGTATTTGGCGACTTGCTTATTCTTTTGGACGTTCATATGCAACCTCATATGCTTGGCCTGATCGTCTCAGTCTTTCAGGAACTCCATTAAACGAATCTCTTGTTTGTCTTCATCAAATTCTTCCAAAATTTCAGCGTGATAATAAACTGCAAAAAATTCAATGTATTGTATTGACTGATGGTGAGGCAAATGCTCTTGCACAATATAAGGAAATCAAACGCTACTGGGAGAGTGATTGTGAACCTTTTCTTGGACATAAACGTATTGATCCAAGCAATACTATTCTACGTGATCGTAAACTTGGAACAACATATAAGATGGGATATTCATATCATGAGTTTACTAACGTGATGCTGCGTAATCTTAAGGACAAGTTCACTGATGTAAACTTTATCGGTATGCGTGTTCTTGCATCTCGTGATGTTGGAAACTTTATGCGTATTCATAATAATCCTGGTGAAGATGAATTTGACCGTATCCAAAAAGATTGGAAGAAAGAAAAAAGTTTTTGTATTAAAAACTCTGGATATGATGCATACTTTGGTTTGTCGTCAAATTCTCTGTCTCAAGATTCGGAGTTTGAAGTTGATGAAGGTGCTAGCAAAGCAAAGATTAAGAGTGCTTTTGTCAAATCATTGAAAGTCAAAAAACTAAATAAGAAAGTATTAGGCGAGTTTATTTCTTTGGTGGCATGAGTAAAAATCAGTTACCAGAGTGGAAGGTTAGAGCATTACAAGATCCTTCTGTAAATGATAAACAAGCACGAATTATAATGGATGGACCAAAGCGTCTAACCGATGCGTGGTTTCTCCAAGCGATGAAGTTCAAATATGGACGATCTGGAGACTGACCACTAGGGGGTTTCACAATTCCCTTTTTCGTTTATAATAACTTCAGTTAAAACAAACCAAATGTCCCTCTCACCTGAGTTCATTCGCACTTCCCTTCAGGGATTGTATGGTGAGTCTGTTGCTGCTGCTGATATTCGTGCCTGGTGTGCTATGAATGGTGCGAACTATCAAACTGTCACTAACAAGCTTACAGATTACAAAATTAGTCGTGGTAAGTGGAATCTTGAAGTAACAAAAGAGACAGTGGAAGAACTGGAAGTAACATATAGTGCTCCTGCTGCGATTCCAGCAATTGAACAAAACCTTATTCCTGTAAAAGATGATACCTTCGTCAGCTTTGGTAACTTCATTGATATTAAAAAAATTATTAAGTCCGATTTATTTTATCCAACATTTATTACAGGACTCTCTGGTAATGGAAAGACTTTCTCGGTTGAACAAGCATGTGCTCAATTGGGTCGGGAACTCATCCGAGTCAACATCACAGTAGAGACTGATGAGGATGATCTCATTGGCGGTTTCCGTCTTATTAATGGCGAAACCGTTTGGCACAATGGACCAGTCATTGAAGCATTGCAGCGTGGTGCCGTGTTGCTTCTTGACGAAATCGACCTTGCCTCAAACAAAATCCTCTGCCTCCAATCTATTCTTGAGGGTAAAGGAGTTTTTCTCAAGAAAATCGGAAAGTTCATCATCCCTGCCGATGGATTCCAAGTATTTGCTACGGCAAACACTAAAGGTAAAGGATCCGAGGACGGGCGATTTATTGGAACTAACGTGCTTAACGAGGCGTTCCTTGAGAGATTCCCCGTAACTTTTGAGCAAGAGTATCCTAACCCTACACAAGAAATCAAGATTCTTGAAAATGTTGCTCGCGATCTAAAGGTGGTTGCTCCTGACTTCTGTAAGCGTCTTGCTGACTGGGCTGACATCATCCGTAAGACTTTCTATGATGGTGGTATTGAAGAGGTTATCAGCACTCGCCGTTTGGTTCATATCATCCGTGCTTACAGTATCTTCGCTGACAAGGCAAAGGCAATTGCTGTCTGTGTCAATCGTTTTGATGATGAAACCAAGCAAGCATTTTTGGAACTGTATGACAAGGTTGATGCAGATTTTCAAATGCCAATTGACGCGGAGGTTCAATCCTGATATAATATGACTAACGCATGGTCCTTTCTATTTGACGAATTAAATATGTCCAATCAAAATTATTGGGAAGAGGACGGATTCAGTATTGTGGGTAATCCCGGCACTGCATCCCCAGATATTATTAACTTTGGTGGTTCTCATCTTCCAGGTAGTATTGGTGATGATCATATCACATTTACTACAGATGTTCCTAATGCTAAAACTTCTAACAGTATCAAGAAGTATAGTGAAGATGAAATTATCAAAGAACTAAAAGATTACATCACCAGAACATATGATCAGCATTATTCTGCTGGTGATGATAAGATTCAAACTCTTGATCTTATTGAAGCTTGTGGTGATGGCGAGGCATTCTGTCGTAGCAACATCCTCAAGTATGCGTCACGATACGATAAGAAGGGCACTGCCCGTCGTGACATTATGAAAATTTTGCATTATGCTGTGCTCCTAATGCATTTCAATGACAAGAATGCACAACGTGAAACTTACCCTCAGTGATGAAAACTCGACCCCCTATGAAACTCTCTGACAAGACCATCTCTGTTTTGAAGAACTTTTCTTCAATCAATCAGTCTATCTTATTTAAAGAGGGTAATAAACTTCGCACTATTAGTGTGATGAAAAATATCCTCGCAGAAGCAACAGTATCTGAAGACTTTTCTAAAGACTTTGGGATCTATGATCTCAACCAGTTTCTTAATGGTATGAGTCTACATTCTAGTCCTGAACTTGACTTTGCTAATGATGGTTATGTTGTTATTCGCGAAGGCAAAATGCGCTCCAAGTATTTTTTCGCAGATCCAAATGTAATCGTCACCCCTCCAGAAAAAGACATTTCTCTTCCTAGTGAAGATGTTTGTTTTGAACTAAGCACGGAGCAACTGGACAAACTACTAAAAGCAGCTGCGGTTTATCAACTTCCTGACATTTCTGCTGTCGGTGAAGCAGGTGTAGTTAAACTGGTTGTTCGTGATAAGAAGAATAACACTTCTAATGACTTTTCTGTTGTAGTTGGTGAGACTGATGGGCAGTTCTCATTCAACTTTAAAGTTGAGAATATTAAGATCCTTCCTGGAACTTATGAAGTGGTTGTGTCTCAAAAACTTTTGTCACGATTTGCCTCCAAGAATCACGATCTAACTTATTATATTGCTCTAGAACCTGATTCAACATTCGGATGAATATCTTTGTGACCTCTCCCAGTCCTTGGGAGTCTGCCAGGGTTCTCCCTGACAAACATATTGTCAAAATGCCATTAGAGACATGTCAGATGCTTGCTATTGTATGCTCTGACAAATGGGGTCATAACTTCGGCACTCTTCCTAGAGCAGACGGTACTCCCTATGCTACTGAGAAGGGTGCTTTTCGTAATCACCCTTGTACTATTTGGGCGAATGAGTTTGTGACTAACTGG